ACTAACCATTTAAGACTAGGTTACAAAGCAAAGAACAACATGTATTTTGAAATCGGACCAATGACTAAGGGTCACAGTTACGAAGCAGGATACAAGTTCAAATTTGATGCTGTAACAGTTAAAGGTAAACTGGAGACCAAGGACACTGGCGATGCTAAGACCAAGGTTGAAACTGAAGTAAGATTTAATTTCTAGTTTTGTATAAGGGTTTGCCGACGTTCCCTGCTCCTACGGAACGGACAATAAAAATGTCGGACCAACTTGTTTCTTTGTATATAATGCGGTAATATTACTCTATGAAATTTTATACCAACGTGACGCGATACGGAAACAATATTCTCTACCGAGGATATGCTGATGGCAAACGACTCAACAAAAGAATCAAATATGTACCAACTTTGTTTGAGCGAACAGGAAAGGATACTCCCTATAAAACACTATATGGATTGCCTGTCAAGCCAATCGATTCTATCACATGCATGCGTGACGCTAGCGATATTATTAAACGGTTTGAAAATGTCCAGAACGTTGACATCTATGGTATGTCTAACTTCGTCTTTCAATTTATCGGCGATTACTTCCCCAATCAAATAAAGTTTGATAGAGAGGCTATCAATGTAACCACGATCGATATTGAGGTGGCTTCTGACGAAGGGTTTCCTCTGCCCGAATATGCGGCCCACCCCGTAATCTCAATTACCTGCAAAAATAATATTGACAATATCTACTATGTTTGGGGAACACGAGAATATGATGTCGACAAAAACGAAAAGAATATAAAATATTTTTATTGTGAAACCGAAGAGAATCTTCTCACCTCGTTTTTGGGATGGTGGTCTTCTGAATCGACTTGCCCCGACATTGTTACTGGCTGGAATACCCGACTGTTTGATATCCCATACCTTGTTAACCGCATGCACAAATTCTTTCCTGAAGAAGAGGTCAACCGCTTATCCCCTTGGAAATTGGTGAGGTCCAGAAAAGTCCACACTAAGATGGGGCAAGAAGCGCAAGCGTATGATCTGGAGGGTATCTCACAGTTAGACTATTATGACTTATTTCAGAAGTTCGGTGTTCTAACTTACGGTCAGCAAGAATCGTTTAAGCTTGATCACATCGCTTGGTCTGTCTTGGGTGAGCAGAAACTTTCATACGAAGAGTATGGTTCGCTGCACGCTTTATATAAACACGATTACCAGAAGTTTATTGACTACAACATTAAGGACGTTGAGCTGGTTGATAGACTTGAGGAGAAAATGGGTCTTATTACGCTGGCGCTAACCATGGCCTATAAAGCTAAGACAAATTATAATGACGCGTTCGGCACCACTGCAATATGGGACGCAGTTATCTACAATGAGCTTAAGAAAGAGGACACCATTGTCCCTCCTAAGAAATCTTTCTCCAAAGATACTATCGTTGGCGGTTATGTTAAAGAGCCACAAATTGGGTTACATGAATGGATTACTTCGTTTGACCTTAACAGTCTTTATCCCAACATCATTGTGCAATATAACATGTCGCCAGAAACTCTTGTCTATGGCGGTAATAATACCTCTCGCGCTGCAAACGGAACCCAATACCGCAAAGATATCGAGGGCATTATTCCAAAGGTAATTAAGCAGTTTTATGGTGACCGCGTCGACGCCAAAGCTAAAATGATCGAGGCGCAGAAGCAGTACAATCTGACTCCTACCAAAAAGCTAGGAAACGACATTACCATTTATGACAACCAACAAATGTCGGTTAAGATCTTGATGAACTCTCTCTATGGTGCCATGGCCAATCGGTTCTTTCGATACTATGACCTTAAGATTGCTGAGGGCATTACCAAATCCGGCCAGAGAGCTATCCTCTGCGCCGAGAAGGCGGTTAACGATGAGATGCAGGAGTTAGTCGGAAGCAAGGAGGACTATGTAATAGCGATTGATACGGACTCGGTTTACATTAACATGGCTCCTCTGGTGATAACACACGCTCCAGCAAATCCTGTTAAGTTTCTTGATAAAGTTTGCGATCATTTTGAGAAGAAGATCGCCGACGCCTATGATGTACTTGCAACAGAGAGTAATGCCTACGAAAATCGAATGATAATGAAGCGCGAAGTGATCGCCGATCGTGCCATCTGGACGGCTAAGAAAAGATATATTCTGAGAGTGCATAACTCTGAGGGTGTGCAGTACGATGAACCCAAGCTAAAGATTATGGGAATTGAAGCGGTCAAGTCGAGCACTCCCCAAATCTGCCGAGATAAATTCAAAGAAGTATTTAAAGTTATTATGAGCGGCTCCGAAGAATTGACTCAACAATTCATTCGCGATTTTCGGTCAGAGTTTAAACGCCTCCCTCCAGAACAGATTGCATTTCCTCGATCTGTTCGAGATATGGACAAATGGGAAGACCGTAAGACAATCTATATCAAAGGAACGCCAATTCATTGCCGAGGATCTTTGCTATATAATCATTACCTGAAAACGCTCAATCTCGAGCAAAAACACGAGGCAATAAAAAATGGTGAGAAAATTAAATTTATCTATCTCAAAATGCCGAACCCTATTAAAGAAAACATCGTTTCGTTTCCCAACTCTTTGCCAAAAGAATTTAAGCTTCATCATTTAATCAACTATGATCTCATGTACAATAAAACTTTTCTTGACCCTTTGAGACCAATTCTTACCGCTATTGGGTGGGAAGATGAACCCAAAGCTACCTTAGAAGATTTTTTTCAATAAAATCAACAAGTTCGCTATAGTTGAAAATCAAACAATAATGGGCCATAATATCCCCATGTATTCGCTTACTATATTTAAAAATACGTTCGACAATAAAACTCACCGGCGACAAGAGTATGACTCTTGGGAAGCTTTCGAGAAATTGTTCTATAACCTATCAATGAAGGAGGGACAAAAAGGTGGATCCAATAGTAGTCCTCTTATTACTCCTGCTGTGTATTATGCTGATACCACGCGTGCTAATCGCAATGTTTCTCATTGGGCTGGGTGGTGTTGTGTTGATGTTGATGATTTTGCTGATTTCCGATTATGGAATGATGTTCGCGAAGGAATACAACAGATCTGCGGAAAGTATAAATTTATATGCTACTCGACAGCATCAAGCACACCAATACAACCAAAGTTCAGGCTTGTCTTTCCCATTACCAGGGACGTCAAGCGCGATGAGATACCACACTTCTGGTTCGCGCTCAATAGTGAGTTAAAGGACATTGGTGATAAACAGACCAAAGATTTGTCACGGATGTATTATGTTCCTGCTGTATATCCAGAAGCGTTTAATTTTATTTTTACCAATGAGGGTAAAGATCTTTCGCCAGACGATCTTATGTCCAAGTGGCCGTACGAGAAACCATCTGGCAATTCTTTCTTAGAAAGATTACCCGCCGCCATTAGAGATCAGGTAATACAGTATCGTAAAGAATCAGCGACAAATACAGAAGTTTCTTGGACTTCTTATAGGAACTGTCCATACTTTCCCAAACGGCTGGGACAAGAATACATGGCAATAAGTAGCACAGGTTGGTACGCGAAACTATATCAGATAATGGTAGCTACTGCAGCAAACGCTATTAAGGATGATTATCCGATTACTGCTCGCCAAATCGCGGACATGTGTCGAGAACTTGATAAAGATACAGGGAACTGGTATGATAATCGTCCACTAGAGAAAGAAGCAGACGGCGCAATCGAATTTGTATATAGAAATTAAAAATGAAAGGAATTAAAATGTCATTAATGTCGAAACTAAAAAAGAACAGCAAGCTAGATCACACAGAAGTACTGTCTCAGTCGGAGTTCTTTGCACAAAAAGAACAAATCGTTACAGACGTGCCAATGTTGAACGTCGCGCTCTCTGGTTCCCTCTCGGGCGGTATCTCTTCAGGGCTGACCGTTCTGGCAGGTCCGTCAAAACACTTCAAGACATCGTTTGCTCTTAAAATTGCATCTGCATATCTTAAGGCAGACCCTGAAGCAGTAATGATGTTTTATGATTCAGAGTTTGGTTCGCCTCAGTCTTACTTTGAAACTTTTGATATTGATTTGGACCGTGTATTGCATATCCCAATCACAAACGTCGAAGAATTGAAGTTTGATATTATTGCACAACTTGAAGGCATTGATAAGAAAGAGAAAGTCATTATTGTGATTGACTCAATCGGCAACCTTGCTTCTAAGAAAGAAATGGAAGATACGTTGAACGAGAAGTCTGTTGCTGATATGTCTCGCGCGAAAGCATTAAAAGGCTTGTTTCGTATGACCACGCCCTATTTGACGATGAAGAACATTCCGCTCCTCGCGGTCAATCATACCTACAAAGAGATTGGTCTTTTTCCAAAAGACATCGTAGGTGGTGGTACAGGTATCTACTACTCGGCGGATAATATCTGGATCATTGGGCGGCGTCAAAATAAAACGGGTACTGAAGTTACTGGTTATGATTTCATTGTGAATGTGGATAAGTCTCGTTATGTGAAAGAGAAGAGCAAGATCCCCATCAGCGTTTCTTGGGATGGTGGTATTGATGAGATGTCTGGTCTACTTGACATTGCCATGGCAGGTGGATGGGTTATCAAACCGTCTAACGGTTGGTACCAAAAACCGCGTGAAGATAAAAAGTATCGTTCTAGTGAACTGAATAGTGAATTCTGGAAAGATATTTTAGAAGACGAGCAATTCTCTGATTTTGTTTCTAAGATGTACCAGATCGGCCATAAAACACCAGTAGAATTAGACCTGTTGGAAGAGCTATGAATTTAGACAAAGTATTAGAGGGCGTTCATTATGAGCTTATTCCTCAAGAAGAAGATAATAGCCAATCTTGGGCAATAAGAATCTTAGAAGGCGATTATGTCGAAACATTATTACGTTTTGGTAACATATCCTTTAACGCAGAACAAGATTGTTTGAATTTTAGTTTTTTTATTTTGAGTTCACCTATTGAAAACCTGAGTGAAGATGAAGTAGAATTACAGGAACATGTTGGGGCTATTCTAGAAGATGTATTAGAAAAGTCTGCTGCAGACGGTTCTTTAGAATTTAAGGAAAAAGATGTCAATTGAGTTAGAAAAAACAATTTTACGAAATATTCTAACCAACGAAACTTTTATGCGTAAGGTTCTACCTTTCGTAAAGAAAGATTACTTCGATGGAGTATACCGCACACTGTTTAGTGAGGTAGCGAAGTTTGTACAGAAGTACAATAGACTCCCTTCACAAGAAGCGTTCAAAATCGAACTCGATGAAGTAACGCTTAGTGAAGAAATGTACACACACGCCATGGATATTCTTCCTGACATCTTTACCAAAAAAGAAGAAGACCAAGCTTGGCTGTCCGACACTACTGAAAAGTGGTGTCAGGACCGTGCTGTGTACAACGCCATCATGGAATCTATACAGATTATTGATGGCAAACATCAGGCGCTAACCAAGAACGCAATTCCTGATGTGTTACAAAAGGCGCTGGCAGTCTGTTTTGACGCTAATGTTGGACATGACTATCTAGAAAATGTTGATGAGCGGTTTGACTTTTATCATGAGCAAGAGGAACGCATCCCTTTCGATCTCGACTATCTGAATCGAATTACTAAGGGT